TTTTGAGGCTGGGGATGATCGGCGATGAATATAAAATGGCTAGGAAAGTGCTTCTTAAAAACCTCTCCGGCAACAGCGCTTTTAGAAGGCCGGTGAAGGGGGAAGCGGCAAATGGCTAAACCCAAATGCAAACTCATCGGCGAGGACGGGAACATTTTTAATCTCATGGGCATTGCCAGCAGAACATTAAAGAAGGCGGGCTTAACGGAACAGGCAGAGGAGATGATCGAAAGGATTAAGAACTCCGGCAGCTACTATGAAGCCTTGGGGATTATCATGGAATACTTGGACGTACAATAAAGCCGGAAAAAAGCGGTATAGATTGAAGTGGCCGCCTAAGGCGAAATTATAAAGAGATATCATTAGTTTTCGCTTATATCCCTTGACTTACCTGTGTTTGTAAGTGATGTATAGACCTACCAAAAACACAGGGGGTCGTCAGGATGAAAAATTTAACCTTCGGCATTGAGATCGAACTGACCGGGATTAGCAGGGAGAAGGCGGCGAAGACGGTAGCAAAACATTTTGATACTAGCGCCCACTACATCGGTGGCGGCTACGACAAATGGCAGGTTTCAGACAACGATGGCCGCAGTTGGACAGTTGTTAACGATTCCAGCATTAGGCCACAGACAAAGCGGCAGGGCAGGAGGGTAACAACAGGCGCGGATTTCCGGGTTGAGCTAGTCTCCCCGATTTGTAAGTACGGCGATATTGAAACGGTGCAGAAGCTCATCCGGGCCCTAAGGGAAGCCGGGGCTTTTGCTAATAAGACCTGCGCCATTCACCTCCACATTGGCAAGGAAAGGTTTAGCGCCCGGACCCTTAGAAACTTAGTGAACATCATAGCCAGCAAAGAAGATCTGATTTACCAAGCTTTGAATGTTTATGGGGATAGGGAACAGCGCTATTGCCGGAGGGTCAATGGCCACTTCTTAGCGGAGCTAAACCGGCAAAAGCCAAAGGGCCTGGAGCAGTTGGCAGATATATGGTATGGAGGTTACAATGGCCGCAGGAGCGCCAAGTACCATTCCAGCCGCTACCATGGGCTCAACCTGCACTCAGTTTTTCACGGGCCCACAGTGGAGTTCAGATTTTTCAACGGTACCACCCATGCCGGAAAAGCGAAAGCCTATATCCAGTTTTGCTTAAGCATATGCGCCCAGGCTTTAAGCCAAAGAAGCGCCAGTGCTAAAAAGACTGTAACTTCGAATCCTAAGTACACTTTTAGGACTTGGCTGCTACGGCTGGGGATGATCGGGGATGAATTTAAAACAGCAAGACTGCACTTGCTCGCCAACTTGGAAGGAGATAGCGCTTTCAGAAACGGCAGGCAGGCGGTTGGGTTTTAAGACCCGGCCAAATCAGGTAAAGGTGGTGGGGCGATGTATCTGCGGGTGATTACTTCGGATGGTGAGCGGGTCAGCGTAGCCAGGGATGCGTTGGGGGTATTTGAAGAGCTTAAAAGTTTTGCTTTCGTGCCCCCTACTATGACGGTGGAAGAATATATAATGGAGATGGCCCGTAGTGTTTGGACCTTTTACGGTAAAGGGGTGCAGATTACCGGGGATACTTTAGCGCAAAGGGCCCAAAGTGCCTACCGCCAATTTGTGGATTTAGGTTTTCTCGTTGAAATAACGAAGGAAGAAGCCTTGGAGCATTTTGGCTTAACCCAGGCTGAAGCGGACAGGAAAGATATTGTGGGCTTAAGAAGCGGCGATTAATAGGGCTTGCTAAATCCCTCTTTTTAGGTGATAGATGTTACTGAAAGGAGGTTTCCCTATGTACTATTTTGCTTACGGTAGCAATCTCCACCGGGAGCAGATGAAAAATCGCTGTCAGGACTCCGTACCGATGGTTAAAGTAAAGCTCGAAGGTTACCGGCTCAATTTTAACCGGGTGGCCGATATTGTTGAGGATGAAAGCTCGGAAGTTTGGGGTGCCATCTACACCGTTTCCCCAAGGGATATTAAAAATCTTGATCGCTACGAGGGTTATCCCCATTTCTACGATAAGCTGGATGTGAAGGTGGAAGATGACCAGGGTAAAACCTACCGGGCTTTCGTTTACGTGATGACTTCCAAGGGCTTAGGGGAGCCCAGTGACGGCTACTACCGGATTATCGAGGAGAGCTACCGAGACTGGGGATTGCAGTTAAAACCGCTGCGACAGGCTTTAACAGAAAGCCGCCAGGGCGTCCCCGTTTGCCCCAGCGGGCCAAGGCAGGAAAGGTAGGGGCCTGGGCTCGGATGCGGGAAACCAAAGCCCCAAAGGGGAAATTTGCGGAAATGCTGGGGGTGGTATGGATGGATAAATTCTTTGCGCAGAAATATTGTGACCGCTGCGGCCAAAGTTTAAAGGGCGGCAGGATCATGTCCATGTTCAATCGGGACTGCATTTGCCTTATTGCAAAGAAAAGGAAAGAAAAGATAAGGATTATAAAAAGGCAGTGGAGGCCGATATTGAAGCTATTAAAAAAGGGGATTTTAATTTCCCGGGTATAAAGAAATAAGTCTTGACTTACCTGTGTTTATAAGTGATGTATAGACCTGCCGCAAGGCACATCACTTTCAAGGGGGTTTTTACCATGACAACCAAGCTTCACATCGGCCAGACGGTTTCAAACTTTGGGGTGCTCGCCAAGGTCGATGGATTTCACAGGGTAACGGGGAGTCCGATACTTAGGCATTTTTACAATGACGGCACCCGCTGGATTGCCGATGCTACCAAGTGCCAGCCGGTGAAGGAAACTGCTGAACTTTGGCGACACCAAAATGGGCTGGTAGGTTTCGGGTAAGTTGGAGAAAAGTTTAAAACTCAAGAGCCTGCGGGCTCTTTTTTACTTGGAAAATACAATTAGGTTATCCGATAAATTTTGCAAATAGGCCTTGCTATTATGTGTGTTTTGAGTGATATATAGACTACCAAAAACACACAGGAGGGCAATAAAAAATGAAGGACCTAATAGCAGAGGTTAGAGCAGAACTCGCGGGCTGGCCGCAGGAGCTAATACCAGGGAACTTGGAAGAACTAGTAAATAGGCTTTATGACACCGACAACCGGAAAGTTGGAAGGCTGGCGAGGAAGGAAGAAGACAGAGGAGAATTTAACTTTGGGCTGATCAAGACAGTTAAGGAAACAATCCAGCAAAGAAACAGGCTGGATCAAGCACCAGCAAGAAACTACCAGGAAGCAAGGATAGACAGAATCAGATTCGTACAAACCTCAAGCGGAAGAAAACCTCGCCGTTGGGGCGGCTGATCAGAAGAACACTTTGCAGCTTAATATAACAGGGGCTTTCAAGAGAAGGCTCCTTTTTCAATTGGGGGTGAAAAGCTATGGCGACACGGGGAAGGAAACCCAAGCCCACCGCTCTTAAAGTTTTAGAGGGTAATCCCGGCAAAAGACCACTTAATAAAAATGAGCCCCAGCCCGAAAAGAAAGCTCCTCGCTGTCCGTCATGGCTGGAGCCGGAGGCGAAGAAAGAATGGAGGCGGATGGCTAAAACCTTAGAGAACATCGGGGTGTTAACCCAGGTGGATAAAGCTGCTTTTGCCGGGTACTGCCAGGCTTATGCCCGCTGGAAAGAAGCAGAGGAGTTTTTATCGAAGCATGGCACCATCTTTAAAACCCCTTCGGGCTATATCCAGCAGGTGCCCCAGGTAGCCATTGCCCGTAACTATTTGCAAATTATGAAGGACTTTTGTAGTGAATTTGGATTAACGCCGGCTGCCAGAACCCGGATAAAGGTAGATCAAGAGGCAGTAAGCTCGGACGACCCCATGGATGCATTATTGAGGGTGTCTAAATAGTGTTTTTTGATCAGGAAAAAGCGGAAAGAGCGGTTCAGTTTATCAGCCTGCTGAAACACACCAAAGGGGTCTGGTATGGAAAACCTTTTGAATTGCTACCTTGGCAGGATAAAATTATCCGGGATGTTTTCGGTACTGTTAAGAAAGATGGTTACCGGCAATATAACACTGCCTATGTGGAAGTGCCTAAGAAAAATGGCAAAAGTGAGCTGGCCGCTGCGGTGGCTCTTTATCTTACCTGTGGCGATGGCGAATGGGGTGCGGAGGTTTATGGCTGTGCTGCCGACAGGCAACAGGCTTCCATTGTATTTGATGTAGCGGTGGATATGGTGGGTCAATCCCCGGCTTTAAAGAAAAGAATTAAACCAGTGCTCTCTAGAAAAAGATTGGTCTACATGCCTACTGGCAGCTTTTATCAGGTATTGTCTGCCGAAGCTTATACGAAACACGGCTATAATGTACACGGATTAGTGTTTGACGAGCTGCATGCCCAGCCCAATCGTAGGCTCTATGATGTGATGACAAAAGGTAGCGGCGATGCCAGAAAACAACCGCTATTTTTCTTAATTACAACTGCCGGTACTGATAGAAACTCCATCTGCTATGAAGTGCATCAGAAAGCAGAAGATATTTTAAGGGGAAAAAGGGTTGATCCAACATTTTATCCGGTGATCTACAGTATAGAAGAAGGGGATGACTGGGGCGATGAGAAGGTCTGGTATAAAGCCAATCCTTCTTTAGACCATACTATCGACATTGAAAAGGTGCGGGCTGCTTATCAAAGTGCTAAAGAAAATCCAGCAGAAGAAAACCTATTCAGGCAACTGCGGCTTAACCAGTGGGTCAAACAATCGGTGCGCTGGATGCCTATGGAGACTTGGGAAAAGTGCGCTCACCCGGTGGACCCAGAGAAACTTAAAGGCAGAGAATGCTACGGGGGTCTTGACTTATCAAGCTCGACCGATATAACCGCTTTTGTGTTGGTGTTTTCCCCGGTTGCTGAGGATGATAAATATTACGTCTTACCTTACTTCTGGTTGCCGGAGGAGACTTTAGATTTAAGAGTGCGGCGGGATCATGTGCCCTATGATATTTGGAAACAGCAGGGATACCTTTTAACTACGGAAGGTAATGTGATCCATTACGGCTTTATTGAAAAATTCATTGAAGATTTAAATACAAGTTATCACATTAAGGAGATCGCCTTTGACCGCTGGGGCGCAGTGCAGATGGTGCAAAACTTAGAGGGTGACGGATTTACTGTAGTGCCCTTCGGTCAGGGATATAAAGATATGAGCCCGCCAACTAAGGAATTGATGAAACTGACTTTAGAGGGAAAAATTGCCCATGGTGGCCATCCGGTGCTTTCTTGGATGATGGACAACATCCACGTGCAAACCGACCCTGCTGGAAACATTAAGCCGGACAAAGCAAAATCCACGGAGAAGATTGACGGGGCGGTGGCTTTGATTATGGCTTTGGATAGGTGTATTCGAAACGAAGGGGTAAGGGATAATTCGGTTTATGATGAGCGGGGTCTTTTGATCCTTTAGGGTTATAATTTGTATGATATACTAGGTATAACAGGTATTTAAAGGCAAAACCTATTTTAACTTTATGGCTTTTATAGATAAATCTTTTAAAGAGTGATTTTGTTTTTATTTACGAAGTCTATATCAAGTTCTGCATATTTATCCAAAAAGGAGGATTTCTATGGATAACTATGGTTCAATACCTAACGGACCACAAGGCCCTACGCTAACAGGATTAAAAATGCAATATAGAGACTTGTTATTACCATTGCAAGAGCGGTTTTGGTCCCATGAATTAACCTGTGCCCCTGCTATAGCAGGGACTTGTTATGAAGATAGCCCCTTTCGTTTAATGTATGTAGGTCGGGCGGTAAATGGATGGGAAGCCAAATGGCTAGAAGGCTCAATCAATGACCTAGTGGAGCAAGTATTTGCCTACGATTTTAAAATGGCCAGCATTTTTGAGAACCCAAATCAGAATGGATATAATTTTAATATATCTGGTTTCTGGCAACTTTGTAAAGAGATTATGAAACTTGCGGGCGAAGAGGAGAATTGGTCTGATAAAGTATTGTGGTCGAATTTATATAAAGTTGCACCTTATAATGGCGGTAATCCGGGTAATAAGTTAATTGAAAAAACGATTGAAAGATGTATCCAAATACTAACTTACGAGATTAGGCTTTATCGTCCAACACATGTAGTATTTATAACCGGTGATTGGTGGTTTGATCCATCGAATACATTTAAAGCCTCTTTTGCTAAAAAACTAGGAATCTCAGTGGAGCATAATACGGATAAAAGTACAGTCATTATTGGGAAAGGAAATTACGAGAAATCTTTGGGAAACGTTAAAATGGTTGTTTCAAAAAGACCAGAAGGTCTTAAAGGTGTAACAAGAGAAAAACACGCAGAACTAATCATTGACGCTCTTGGGTCACTTGACTAAAATTTTAAAGGGAACTCAATTCAAAGTATTTCTCAAAGCATCTGCTAAATGGCGGGTGCTTTTTTCGTGCCCTTTTTAAGGAGGTGGTGCCATACATGAGGATACCCATTCTGTCCAAACTGTTTAAGTCCAGGGCTAGCCCACAAAACACCTTTTGGCAAAACGCCTATGCTTTCTTTTTCGGGCCTACGCCTAGTGGTAAAACCGTTAATGAACGTACTGCCATGGCAACCTCAGCAGTTTATGCTTGTGTAAGGGTGTTATCAGAAACTATAGCTTCACTGCCTCTCCATGTTTACCGGCGTACCGGGCAGGGCAAGGAAAAGGCTATAGAGCATAACCTTTACTACCTGCTCCATGACGAGCCAAATCCCGAGATGACTTCATTTGTGTTCAGGGAAACACTGATGGGTCATCTTTTGCTGTGGGGCAATGCCTATGCTCAGATTATCCGAGACGGTAGAGGGCGAGTCATTGGTCTTTATCCACTGCTGCCGGACCGTATGGAAGTGGGCCGCACTAAGGAAGGAGATTTATACTACCGCTATCTAAAAGAAGGCCGGGAATATCTTTTGCGCCGGGAAGAAGTGCTGCATGTTCCTGGTCTTAGCTTTGATGGCTTGGTGGGTTGCTCCCCCATAGCTATGGCCAAAAACGCTATCGGCATGGCTTTGGCCACAGAGGAATACGGCTCGAGGCTTTTTGCCAATGATGCCCGGCCTAGTGTGGTCTTAGAACACCCGGGGCTTTTAAAGGATCCGGAAAAAATACGGGATAGCTGGAACAAAATCTATCGGGGCAGTGAAAACGCACATAAGGTGGCGGTGTTGGAAGAAGGCATGAGCGTTAAAACCTTAAGCATGCCGCCTGAACAGGCCCAGTTTTTGGAGACCCGCAAGTTCCAGATCGAAGAAATCTGCCGTATCTTTCGGGTACCGCCGCATCTAGTGGCAAATTTGGAACGGGCTACTTTTAGTAATATTGAGCACCAGTCCATCAGTTTTGTGGTGCATACCATTAGGCCCTGGTTGGTGCGGTTGGAGCAGGCGTTCAACAAGTCCTTGTTCACTGGGCGGGAGAAGGGGGAGTTATTCACCAGTTTCGTGGTGGACGGCCTTCTGAGGGGAGATTATGAATCTCGCATGAAAGGCTATGCCATAGGAATTCAAAACGGCTTTATGTCTCCTAATGATATAAGAAGCTTGGAAAACATGAACCCCATACCGGAGGAAGAAGGAGGCAACACCTATATGGTCAACGGCAATATGCTGAAACTCAAAGATGTGGGGGCCTATGTAAAAGAGAAAGCAGGAGGTGAGGAGGATAAAAAGGTTTTGGAATTGGGTTAAAAACGAAGGGGAAAGAACCCTCTACTTAGACGGCTATATCGCTCCGGAGAGCTGGTTCGAGGACGACATAACCCCTAAAGAGTTTAAAAAAGAATTAGAAGCAGATACCGGTAACATCACCGTCTGGATCAATTCCCCAGGGGGTGATTTTTTTGCCGCCAGTCAAATCTACACCATGCTTCAAGAATATCAAGGCAAAGTCACAGTCAAGATTGACGGCATTGCCGCCAGTGCTGCTGCAGTCATCGCCATGGCCGGGGATAAGGTGCTCATGTCACCCACAGCCATGCTCATGATCCACAACCCGACCACTTTTGTTTGGGGTGAAGAGACGGACATGCAAGAAGGCATTGAGATGCTATCGGAAGTAAAAAAGGCCATCATTAACGCTTTTGAAGCTAAGACCGGCTTGGAGCGAAAAGAGATCGCCAAGATGATGAACGCCGAGACCTGGTTCAGTGCTGGCAGGGCAGTGGAGCTTGGCTTTGCTGATGAGATTCTTTACAGCGAAGGACCACTTCAGGTCAGTGATTTCATGTTTGACAAGGTTACGGTGGTAAACGCCTTAATGCGAAAACTGCCGGCTAAGGCAGAGACAAGACAAAACGGTGTTTCTTATGAACAACTGTTAAAACGGCTGGAGTTAATTAAATGAGCAAGGAGGATAAAATAATGAGCAAAATTATGGAGTTACGGGAAAAGCGGGCAAAAGTATGGGAAGAGGCTAAAGCCTTTTTAGATGAAAGGCGGGGAGAGGACGATTTGCTATCAGCAGAAGATGCGGCCACCTATGAAAAGATGGAAACCGAAGTGGTCAACCTAGGCAAAGAGATTGAGCGTTTGGAGCGTCAGGCGGCCCTTGATCTGGAACTTTCTAAAGCCACTAGCACCATTTTAAAGACGGTGCCCGGTGCAGGTGAAGAAAAGCGGGGGCGGGCTTCCAGTGAATATACCAAGGCTTTCTGGCGGCATATGCGCAACCGGGGCGATCTTGAGGTGCGAAACGCTTTAACCATCGGCACTGATTCCGAGGGAGGCTACTTGGTGCCCGATGAGTTTGAGCGTACCTTGATCGAAGCTTTAGAAGAAGAAAACATCATGCGCCAGCTGGCCAAGGTGATTACTACTTCCAGTGGAGACAAGAAGATCCCGGTGGTGGCCTCCAAGGGGACTGCTGCCTGGGTAGATGAAGAAGGAGTTATCCCAGAAGATGACGATGCTTTCGGCCAAGTATCCATTGGGGCCTATAAAGTGGCTACCATGATCAAGGTCTCCGAGGAGCTATTAAACGACAGCATCTTTAACCTGGAAAGCTACATCGCTAAAGAATTCGCCCGCCGCATTGGAGCCAAGGAAGAAGAAGCCTTTTTAGTGGGAGATGGTAGTGGCAAACCTACCGGGATCTTTGACGATACCCACGGCGGGGAGATCGGAGTGACCACCTCTACGGCAAGTCTTAAAATGGATGAGATCTTTGACCTCTTTTATTCTTTAAAATCTCCCTACCGCAAGCGGGCCACCTTTATCACCAATGACGCTACGGTAAAAGAGATTAGAAAGCTCAAAGACGGTCAGGGTCAGTACCTCTGGCAGCCCTCCGTAAAAGCCGGGGAACCAGACACCATTTTAAACCGGCCGGTGAAAACCTCGGCCTATGCGCCTACTATTGAGCCGGGTGCGAAAGTGATCGCTTTTGGTGACTTTGGCTACTACTGGATAGCCGACCGCCAGGGCCGGGCTTTCCAGCGCTTAAGTGAACTGTATGCGGCTACTGGTCAGGTGGGCTTTCGGGCTACCCAGCGGGTAGATGGCAAGCTAATCTTAAAAGAAGCCGTTAAAATTCTCAAGATGAAGGCGTAGGTGAGGATTGATGAGCAATGTTAAAAACTATCATGAGCAAGGCGGCGAAAAGTGGGTTGTGGGAGGAGAATTAGAGATTGGGTCAGGCGGTAAACTTACCTTTCAGGGAAAAGAACTAAAGCCGGCGGCAACTCAATCTAATAGCGAAGCAACGGCCATTGACACGTTGAAGGATGATTTTAACGCCCTGCTGGCTAAACTCAAAGCTGCGGGTCTAATGAAGTCGGGTTAAACAGGGGGTGAGGGTGTGCTGTCCTTAGAAGAAGTAAAACTTTATCTGCGCATAGATGGTGATGAGGAGGACGCCCTCATCGCTTCGTTTTTAGATACTGCTCAGGAGCTATGTGAGGGAGTGCTACGCTACCCTTTGACAGAATTCGACAAGTTGCCGGAAACAGTGAAGCAGGCTCTTCTTTATGTGGTAGCAGCTATGTATGAAAAGCGGGAGGGAGCCGGTATCAAGGAAACCCTGGATGTCTTAAAACGGCTCCTTTTTGCCTACCGCCGGGAAAGCTGGTGATGCCGGTGGAGATTGGAGATTTAAGGCACAGGATAACCTTTCAGAAACTTACTACCAGTGTTAACGAAAGCGGCTTCGAGGTAGAAACCTGGGAGGATGTGAGGACCGTCTGGGCGGCCGCCAGTAACCTGCATGGCCGGGAATACTTCGCTGCCGCCGCTGTCCAGGCGGAGAGCACAGTGAAATTCACCATCAGGTATTTACCGGGTATTGACACTACTATGCGGATCCTTTTCCGAAATAAACAGTACAACATTACTGCCATTGATAACATCAAATACCAGAGCAGGTTTATAGAGATTAAAGCATTGGAGGTGGGAGCTAGTGGCTGAGCTAGAGATAGAAGGGATAGATAATCTAATTGCTGAGGTAGAAAAGTTAGGGGTAAAAGGAAACCGGATCGAAAACAAAGCCTTAAGGGAAGCAGGGGAAGTGGTAAAGGAAGCTATTAAACAAGAAGCCCCTCGCAGAACCGGCACTTTGAAGAAAAGCATTGAAACTTCCAGAGTAAAGACAAAGGGGATAGCTAAGCATGTGGAAGTAGGTCCAGGTAAGGAAGGTTATTATGGTAAGTTTGTGGAATTTGGCACCGTCAAAATGAGGGCTAATCCCTTTATGGCCCGGGGTTATGAGACTTCAAAGGAAAGAGCTGTAGATAAAATAGCTGAGGAGTTAAGAAAAGGGCTGGGGCTATGAGTATAAATCAAGAGGTGATGATAGCTTTAAAAGGCATTGGGGTGCCAGTACGATTCCAACAGTACACCGGAGATGCCGATACCTATATTACCTTTTTCATTTACCTGGATAAACCGGAACAGCATGCTGATGATGAGGAGCATGTTACCGGCTACTATGTGCAAATTGATGTTTGGAGCAAAGAAGATTACACAAAACTAGCAAAAACTGTCCACCAGAGGATGCTGGCGGCAGGCTTTTGTAAGCAGAATTTTTATGACCTGTATGAACAGGATTTAAGGATATATCACAAAGTTATGAGATTTTTAAAGGAGGTGCCGTAAAATGGCACAAGTAGGTTTAAAGGATTTACACTTTGCTATTTTAACTGCGGACACTAAAGAGGAGTTAGCTTATGAAGCTCCAGAGGCGGTAGTGGGGGCCATCAACGCTACTATCAACCCCGAGGTTGGTACTCAGGAACTTTATGCCGATGACCAGCTGTGGGAGTCGGTATCAACATTAGGCAAGATTGATGTGGAGATAGAAACGGCGGACTTGCCT